CTTCACCAGATACTTCGAATTGGTTTTTATCGCTGGTCAGGAACAACGCCTTTCGAAAGGAAAGGGCGTGTTTTAGTAGATTAACTTCCGACGCGGACGCTGTGAGGCCGAAGCCATCACTATCGAGACTTTGGGTGGAGAAGTCCGCCCAATAAGTGAAGTATTTTCCAGATTGCGAAAAGTAGACTGTCTCACCAGCAACAATGCCAAGCCTATTACGATGATAAACAACAGATTGTATTTTTTGTCCGACGAAATCTGGGTCTGGTGCGGTTGTGGTGTCGCCAGAAAGGCGTCCATCATATGTTCCTCTATCAAAAATAAATGTACCATCTGCCTGACGAGTTAGGAAATGAGGCATTGTCGTTAGGTCAAAATCGTTCTTAGCGTATGGGTCTGCTGTCTCAACCCAGCCACCATCATCAGTAGAAAACTTAGCCCAATATCCTAGCTCGTTTCCGTCAATTGTTGCGCCTACTCGTATTTTGTAATTGTTTGGCGCAGACGGTGGTAAGTGTGTACGTTTGGCAACATTCTGACGCATTGCCAGCGGTCCATAGATGTCGTCAGACCCTTCATGTTCGATTGTAAAGTCACTGTCCGCTGGGTCTTCAATTGTTATCGTCAGATCATCGCGAGTAGCCGTAAATCCTGTGGGTAAACTAATGTTGGACATAATGTCAGTTGCAATCTCAGTCGCTGATTGAGCGCCACCAGAGTAAGTCCACACACTGCTGCCGTTGATACTGATCGAATAGCTGGTAGCGTTGTTGGTAGTCCGACAGTTTATCAAAGCTTGTGTCGGACTTTCGACGTATGTGTTATTAGCCATCGCAACAGTAAATTGATTGTTAGCAATGACTGTACGATCAGCAATTGTCACCGCCGAAAAACTGGCAGATGGGTCAGTGGCGGCGAGATACGCCTTACCGTTTGGATAGGTGACGGTCTTCTCTACACCGTCTAAATCAAAGACCTTTAGGTCTGAGCCTTTAACAACAATCACATATTTTTCGACAGCGTCTCGCGCATAACTGTAGACAAACGGTTTATCTGTGACTGCCGTTATGAAAGTGTTTTGTGCTATATGTCTGGTGCTTGGACGACTTTCAAAACCACCAGTTACAACAGACATTAAGACATTGGTTGCTTCTTCAACTTGTCCCGGTAATCGGACAGAATCAGGTTGCCGTGAAACGCCTTGATAAAGTGTCTTTATCGATTGCTCGATCAGCGTACCCATCAGCGTCCAGAGAGTTGGTGGTGACGATGAGTTGCGAAGTAACAGTGAGCGTTATCAGTAAGAATGTTTGAATCTTCGTTCTCACACTCGCTGTCCATGACAGCAGCGTAGGCTTCCATTTCGGCACGAACGGTAAAGCCATCAAGTGTTGTTGATTGCATCTGAGCTTCTTGGAATTTCCGAGCGGCACGATACGCAATGTAATTGGATAGCTCTAAGCTTAGGTCTTCAAATTCCAACAATTGTATGAGGTCACATTGAAGCGTGTTTTCGAACGTAAACACTCGCTTCTTAACGTCATATAACATCGAGACATTGTTCAAACGTCTGACTGAAACATTTACGTCTTTGTCTTTCCCGCGTGTATCGACACGTAGATAAGTCGCTGGTACGAGGATGTTTTTGTTCGAGTCTGGCGTCAGTTTTGTGTCTAGCTCTGTGTTTTGGTGCCAGCCCTTGGCTTGAACAAGTTTGTTAACTTCATCCAGTTTAGTTTTAGCGGCTTCAGCATCTGGAAGTCCGCTCGACAGGGACGAGACTGGGCTTTCACCGATGCTATCCAGCATGATGTTCACCGCTTCGAGCTTCGTAAATCCCATCTAAGTCTCCAAAAAAAATTAGAGCCGCCGCCAACCGAAGTCAGCGACGGCTCCTAGGGTTAAGCAGATTTCAGAACAATAGCCATTTCTGGGCGTAGGGTTCCGTGTCCAACAAACATTTTGCTGACCATGAAATCTTCCAATCGTCTCGTATCTCGTTCTGTCTCCATCGAGATATCGAGCATCTTCACGGTCGCAACCGCTTGAGGACACCACATAACCACAGCAGTGTTGCTGTAGTCAGCGCGGTATTTGCTGAACACAGTAGCAGTAGAACTTTCGTCAGTAGTCGGAATGTGCCGAGACTTAACGATAGTCACTCCATCGATGTTCATAGTTTCTGCACGGGCATCGATGCCACCAGCGCCACCATGTCCGAAGTCACGGTTAAGGACGAGGTAGTTATTGGTCGCGTCCTTGGCGTATTTGATGGCGTCGAACACTTCGACAGATACAGCCGCATAGCGTGGCAAGTCTTCCGGTATATCCTTGTTGAACAAGGCAATGTTCGCCGTCCGAATTGCTTCGATGTACTCAATGCCTGAGAACACACCACCTGATGCAGCAAGACCGGTATCGGTCGTTACCGTGCCACCGGGGAATGGTGAAGCAGCCGCCGTGTTAGCAGCCAGAATTAACTGACGGAACACGTTTTGGTCAAAGACCTTAGCTAACGCACGGCCCATTTCCTTTGCAATGATCGAACGCATGTCGAAGTGTGACAAGATACGATCAAGATCAGAAATAGCGTAATGCGAGACTAGAATGTCATCGACTGTGATTACCTGTTCGCCAGTTGATAGATCATTACCTAACAACTCAACTCCAGGTGTATGGTATTCCGCTGATGCTAAAAATGTTTTCGGAAAGCGAAAACTCTTAGCTCCACCGGGAACAGTTTTTACAAAGTGTTTGTCAAGAGTGACCGTAGCACTGTCGAAGCTCGTCAGAATTTCTCCACCGAAGATCGAAAGGAATAATTCTCTGTTATCGACAGGACTCGATGCACCCTTACCAAACCGTACTGGACTACTAGCGTCACCAGTTGCCATTGGTTTCTCCTAATTTTAAAGGTTTAGATAAAGGTTAAGGTGCCTTTCACATCCTTGCCGATTGTCAACCGTAGCTGGGTCGGAATTTTGTTATGGGCAGAAGCCTCACAAAAAAAGAGCCAGCCGAAGCTGACTCTAGTTTGGGAGGTTAACGGATAATAAGTGCTAGGTATACTGTACTAGGACTCTGAGTAATTGTCCAAATCAAACGTAGCCGATTGCATCTTTCGCATTACGTCTTGTCGAAAAGCTGCATCAGTTTGATACCGGGGTTGTGACATATCAGCGACCATTTCGGACTTGCTTCGATAGCCAGTAACACCGCCCGTGCGTTGTTCACCAGCAATGAACTGAGGTTCGTTTTGTAAAGCCTCTGGTCCCATGCGGGACTTAATGCTGTCCATTGCCAGACGATGCTGACCGTTAGCGAGTTGTTCGTTTAGTGAGTTAATTTCACCTTCAGACATATTGTCAGCAGCCCAAGACGACATCTCGTTCCACGCTTCTTCACCACCGACATAGTCCATTACAGCCGCTCGTTCACCGTCGCGGCGATAGATGAAATTTTCAACGTACGTTCTAGCCATCGCCTCTGGAATACCCACCTTCTGAAGCGCAGCATAATCTTCGGCACTGAGGTCTCCGTCAGTCATAATCTTTTGGGTCAATTCGTCACCCGTCAGGCCAGCGGCAGTGATGATGTCGTTGACTTGCTCTTCTTCGGTGGCTTCAGATGCTTCTGACTTTGTCTCAATCTTGATTTGGTCAGGCGTTTTTTCTGCTTTGTCTTCGTCTTTAGGCCGACCATCTGCGTTAAATTGAAGTTCTTTTGCATGACTCTGCCAGTCGTATTCACCTGTCTCTTTGTTAAAGTATTTTTCCTGACCGCCTTCGGGCATTTCATGCTCTGGGACTAGCTCTTGATCGTCTTCAAGAGTTCCCTTGTTTTCAAAACGATCAACCATCTGTTGGTTGTATTCGTCGCTTCCCGGCACCGGTTGTTCGGCTGGGGTTGTTTCTAAATTTTCTGACATTTAGCTCTCTTATTCTGTTTGAGGGGGTTGCTGTTGTTGGCTCATTGCTTGTTGTGCTGCTTGGGTAGCAAGCTCACTGCCGCCAGCCGCCATAGCTTGCTGACCGGCTTGCATCATCGCTTGTTGTTGCTGCTGTTGCTGTTGGATTTCTTGCATTTCGGCTTCAGTTCGAACGGCATCTGGTAAGTTCAATCCGTAGAATGCTTTGCCCAATAGCTCAGTCCATTTGACGTAAGCAAGGACATCAGGCGGCATACCTTGCAGGAATTGCAAAGCGGCTTGAACACGGTTGACATCTTGTTCTCTTCCAAGAGCTTCCAAACCTGTAAGGATTGTTGGCTCTACCATTCCTTCCGGCCAGTTCGGCAATTGCTCGTTGGCTTTCATTTGGATCAACAGACGTTGCAAACGGGTTTGTTGCATCGTTTGGTTTAGCTGGGAGAAAACGCCGCCTAAGCTTCCTTCTAACTCTTCCATTGATTTTTTCACTTCGAACGCGGTGGTGCGTTCGCTGTCTCTAACCGTCGAAGAACCTAACAAAAAGGCGAGACCAAACTCACGGCTTTGTCTGTCGAGTTCTGAGGCAGTAATCTGTAGACCATTGCCATTCTGAAATTGAAGCATCATTACGTCTTCGGGATTTCCGACAATGATGTCACCGTTGTCAGCTTTTGCTAATCGGCGGCGAAGGTTCAAACCACCAGCGGCATTTGGTCTAATCATCGTCACATTTCGAGATGCCATTGCGGCACCGTCTAGCATGGACTTACTCAAGGCATCGACGGCTCTCAAATCTGGCAAGTGTTCTTCGACTTTGCCTCGTCCGTAATCTTCGCCAATGACGTTAGTCCATACCAACGCATTGTAAGGGAGAACGTCAAAAGTGCCTTTGCTGTTCGGAACTAGCTCACGATTGACTTCCTGATAGCTTTCGAATGTTCCGTCGTTTTGAAGTGTTGTGTGTGTCAAAAGCTGAACACGGTCATTGCTGTAGTCTTCCGCTGTGACCATTGCTCGGATTTCATCAGGTAGGCTTTCGGGACTAAGCCATTCTTCAGTGATGATTTCTCGGACAGACCCTTGCATGTCACGGCAAACAACATACTGATCAAGGCGAAAGACCCTGATCGTGTTATTCGGTAGCATCATTTCGAGAGCATTACCTGTCACTACCAGATACTGCAAAACTAGGTTCGTAGATGGTCTCCATTCTTTCCGCTCGATCTCCGCTTGGATCAATTGTTCCGACAGGATGAGACCTTGCTCGATGTCTTTGTCGAGGTCCATGTCACCATTCTGAATACGAACCTCGGGTGGAATATCAAGCCTAAAGGACGGCTTACCCGGTGGATACATTGCCACCATCAGGCGACTAGAAAGAGAAACAACAGCCCTAGCGCCTAGCCCTTGATAAGGCTCAGGCAAGACGAATGCATCACTGTGACCTTCCGGCGGCATGAGAGCCGGAATGGTCAGTTCAGCACACTCTCTTGCGCGACGAAGGAACGGATCGCGTTTTCTTTTGAGAGCTTCGTATCGGCTAAGGGCTGATTGTTTGTCCATCATAGACTCCATGTAAGCCATTAAGCGTTCGTATTTACGCCAGTGGCTTTTGCACTACCGGTCAAAGGAATTTGCAAGGTTGAACGTATAGACTTACCTCGGTTCTTCTTTGATTTTGCGTCAATGTAAGCCTCGGCTTTTGGTAAGTTCGCTGAACTTGCGCTGGGTGGTGTAGGCTCAGGAGGCGGTGGGGGAGGCGGGGGCGGGGGTGGTGGCGGACTCGGAGAACTCATGCACATTATTTGTTCCTTCTTTGTGTCGGTAGAGTAAATAAAACTGGTGATTAAACGGGCCAAATGGTTGTGTTTGAGGGCTGATTGAAAACCCACAATACTTAAGCCATCGAATTGATTTCGTATTCCTGTGGTCTACCCAGTTGTAGATCATCGTGTGATCGGCTTGCAGAACGTCGATCCAGAACCGACACTCTTTTATAAATCGTTTCGTGTGTTTTTTGAAAAGACTGTCACTGGATAACATCCAAATAACACCGTCCTCTGACACACCAAACATAGACATCACTGTACCGTCGTCGTGAATGGTACTGTAAGTTTGATAGAAGTTTGGCTTCGTAAACGGGCGTGACAAAATCACAAGTGGATGATCATTGCTGGAGACAACAAGTTCGTCTAAGTCGGCTTGTCTGAGATTTAAAGAAAGCTCAAAAGCATCTTCTAAACGTGCTTGTCTAACGTAAGCCATCAGACTCTTGGTCTTCTAAGAGAGACAACAGTTCGTCAATTAGTTCACGCTTACCCGCGTATCTCTGATGATCTTCCTCATTTTCGCTTGGAAGTTTACACCTTGCTGGGTAAGTCAAATCTAACTGGACAAGTAAATCTTTCGAGAACGCTGGTATTGCGTTCTCGTCAGAAACGTATTCGGCAGAAGCAGCCATCAAATCATCCACCCACCTTGGTTAAACTCTTCGGTCTTCTTACAATTTTTACATACGCGATTAAATTTGTGCGCTGATTTAAAGAAGTTCTGACAAGTTAAACATTTCCTAGTACCTGTCCTGTAAAGGTTTGACTGAGGTTTACGCTCGTAAATACTTTTGCTTTTGCTGACTGGATTTACTCGCATTCTTTTAGCCCTGTGTTTGGGTCAATAAAACACGCTTCCGCTTTCGGCTCTTCCGTCTTTACCTCATTCAAGATGCCAAAGCGTTTACCGGCGGCTCGGAATGTTGTGATGCCTTTGCATCCTGTCTTCCATGCGGTCAGATATAAATCTTTGAATTCATCGTACGTTACGTCATCACCGACGTTGCATGTTTTACTGACCGCGCTGTCCATGTATTTTGACGTAAGTGATAAGACGCTAACGTGTTCTTTTGCGCTGATCTCGTTTGCTGTTCGCCCTTTGACGCCTTGACGAAAAGCATAGTCCTCAACACGAACAACCTGTGGACCGTCAAAATTTTGAACAGTCCGGTCCATCTGTAAGGAGTATGGCGGCTCGATGCCGCTCGACACGTTGTCGGCAGTGATACTGATAGTACCCGTAGGTGCGATAGACAGTAGGTGACTGTTACGTATTCCGTAATTCCAGATTTGTTCTTGGACATGAGGAGCTAAGGTTTTGATGAAAGCCCCTTGCGGATATTTCTCAGCATCGTAAAGAGGAAAAGATCCTTTCTCTTTCGCAAGTTGTGCCGACGCTTGATAACAATGGTCGCGTAAAGTAGCGAATATCTTCTTTGCTAGTCTGGTGAATGCTGGACTTGCATACGGTTTACCGGTCATTTCCAGTGCGTTTGCCAATCCGGTGACGCCAAGACCCATTCGGCGTTTGTTCTTTGCCTCGATCTCTTGTTCTTTCAGCGGATAAATCGTCCTGTCAATCACATTGTCCATCGCCCTGACGACAACAGGGATATCGTACTGGAATTGAGTAAAGTTAAATCGACCGTCTTCAACATATTTAACGAGATTAAATGAACCAAGCA